CGTCCCGACCCGAGTTGCCTTCCATGACAGCCGTGACGAACGCTTCATTGCGCTCATCGAGCTGAGCAACTTGCTTTTCGTGCCACTCCCTGATCTCTTGTTCAGTGGCCACCCGGTGCGTGCCTTCGGCCATCCGGCGCGCGGCATGCGTTACAGTCATGCTCGTTACCTGGCCACCGTAACTCCCGCGATCTCGATTCAGAACCGAAATCATGGTCGCCCAGCGAGCGCGCTTAAACTTTTCTCCCGAGCCATCCCGACGAGGCAGCTCCTGAAAATCCTGCAGTTGACCGGGGAACTTTCCCGAGAGAATACCCTCGCTCAACATCGCTTCAAACTCGTGAACCTGTTCGTAATACTCGGTAACGTTCATGCGGTCTCCTTATTGGGTTGGCGCCAGAGATCTGTCCCTGGCGCCCACTTACTTCCTGCCTGAGAACTAGCTCAGGACCTGAACACCGTATACGTTGCGAAGAACTCCGCAACCGTAAAGCACGTCGACCGTGAACTGCTGAGACAGCGTGTTCGGATCGTAACTCATGATCACGCGCATGCCGTACCCGGCTTTGTTCACATACTCCGCGATCGCACCGGTCCCGTTTACGGGCGTCGGCAGCGGGCGCGTAACCAGGGCGAATGCGTCAGACGCAAAAGCCAGGTTGTAAGTTGTGGTCGAAACCGTCGGAGCGAGCTGAGTTCGGAAAATGTCGAACCCTTTGATCGTTCCCACGAAGCCCGTGCGGATGGCGTCACCGTTGCCAATCTTGTTGGCCTCGGTGAAACGGCCCAGCTGGCGGATATCGCTATACGCGCTGGCACCCACCACCAAATACTTCTTCAGACCTTCGGGAACGTACGCACTGAACAACGTGCGCTCGGCCGCGTCGATCGTGGCTTCCGAACCCAGGCCAGCCGCGCCGGTTCCCACCGCAGCGTTGGCGTCGAGCAGCTGATACAGAGCCAGCAAATCCTGCTCCATCATCGTTGCCACCGCGTTCACAGCCGGCGTCATATAGGCGTCCAGCAAGCCGGGGAAGGCCAGAACTTTGGTCACGTCGGGAATCTTGAACGACTTCTCCGCATGCTTGTTCAACACGATCTGCGCATTGCCCAAGTTGGGATTGTCCGTCTTCACACTGCCACCCTCGGCAATGTTATTGGCGACCATGATGCCAGGGATCGGCACGTTGATCACATCGCCCTGCGCGGCCAGGTCGGAATCGAAGTTACGATTCACGAGCCCGCCCATGATGAAGTTGGGCTCCAGTGCCGGAAGAGCGCGAGACGCAACCAGCTTGACGATTGCCTGCGCCGCATTTTGAGACGTAATTGAGGCCATTGAAAGACTCCTTATCGAGAAAAACAAACGTGTTTATTTCGATTCGGCGAGTACTTCCAACGCCTACTTAAGACTGCTGTTACTACTCAGGCTTTAACCCTGAGTCATTGAATTCTGCGAGGGCATCACAGCCAAAATTTGCTGCGCAATCTCCGTGTACTGCGCATCCGTCATGCCAGGCTTAATGTCTTCGATCTGAATCTGTTTCGAACCCGGCGGCCGGCTTGGCCCGCGGCCCGCGCCCGTTCCCCCCGTGGTCGTGGTGGGAGCCAGCATGTAATCGTTTTCCACCGTCAAGAAATTCTTGACGTAGTCGGCCAGGGGCAAGTTGTTCGCGATCAGCTCGCCCTTATCGTTGCGAACGATTTCGGGTGTGATCAGCTTTGCCGCCCCAAACTTGGACTCCGGCTTCGCAAAATTGTACTTCGCAAGCTCGCGATCGATCGCGCCCTGCAGATCGGCCTGCTCGGCGCGCGCTTCGGCGGCCTTGCGAAGGTCGATCTCCTGCTTCTGCGTGTCGTTCAACGCTTTGATGCGATTCTCATACTCCAAAAGCTTGGCATTCGTCGCCGGATCGCCGACGATCGGCGGAGTCACCGGCGGAGTCACCGGGGGTGTCACCGGGGGTGTCACCGGAGTTGTCAATTTCTTGACCAAATCCGCAATGCTCGTATTCTGCGCTTCGAACTGAGTCTTCATGGCCGCCGGCAAATCCGTGCCCAGCAACTTCGCCATCGCCTCGCTCAGCGTCTTATGCGTAACTGGTGTATCGTCGGTCGGCGCGTCAAACCTGGTCGTTCCAAAAACTTGATCAGTTCTTAACATAGGGACTTGGTTTCCTCTTGCAATCGATCTAAATTTAGTATACACTATGCCACCAAATTTTTAGATTTCCTCTTTACCCAGGCCGCCGCCATACGTCGCCGGGCCTCTGGAGAACGCTTCGTTCCGATACTTGCCTTTCGGGCGTCAGCCAGTCTTTGTAAATGAAGAGGGCTGCGTTTCCTGGCTGACAGGGACATGTTTTTCCTGGCTTCGAGGGAACGCAGGCGCCCCTTCTGCGATTTGGAGATATTAGCACAATGCTCCGGCGACTTCTTGCGGCCCCTCATTGCTAGAGAAAGTCGGGAGGCTGTCTCTGGGCTAAAGCTAGGACGTTGAGCATCTACGACGTTAAATAACATGCCTTTTGCGAAGTATTCTCGAATCCACGCCTGCTCCATCTCTTTCGTCATTTCCGCAGGTACGCGAATAGCAATACGAAAGGTAAAGCTTTGCTCGCCATACAAATCCCATGCCTTCTGAAGCGCGTAATTCGCATGGTTCCCACTACGTAAATTACCAAGGTGAGTTTTAAGGCGCCGATCAAGACGTATGCTCTCTCCCACGTAGAACCGTGGGTCTTTCGAGCACGTGATCAAATAGACGCCGGAGTTCATGCTGCTGCCGCCATGATAGCCGAACCGCGGGCTGCCTGGGCCAACTCGACGATCACTCGGTCCACGCTGGAGATCGCCTGTTCCAGGATTACCTCGGCCACACTATCGTTGCCGATCATGCTGTCGAGCGGAGCATAATGCAAGTGCATCAGCTCGTGAACCAGGCAGCGCTCCTGCTCAAATTCGTCATCCGCTTCAAGCCGCGCGCCGGCCGCGCGCATCGCGGGGTAGAGCTGAGCACTCAACAGGCGGATCGTCGCGTACTTCTTATTGACCACCATGTTGCAATCACCCATGGCGCCGACGCGGAGAATACCATGGCCTACGATCTGCAGGTTCACCGCCCAGTCCTTCAGGTTCAAAGCCTCGCGCCAGTTCTCGCAGAGCTGGTGCATTCTTTCGTCCGTTAACATACTGTTTCCTCCGGCGGCAAAATCTCGAGATAGCTCAGGATGCTCCACTTCTTGTAGGCGTCGGGCCAGCGACCACCAGGGTCGATGATCTTCCCGTCCCAATTCAGCATCCAGTGTGAATCGTCGCGCTGCTCGTTAGTCACGTTGATGTGTACAATCGCCCGCGGCGGAATATTAGGCCGCTTGCGGCTTACTCTCACCAACCGGCTGGCGCACATAACTCCCAGCTTATGGAGCGCAAATACAAGATCTTTCGTATCGGTGCCACGATTATGCCCCACAGCTTTGATAGCCCGGCGCAAACTCACGCCGGCTGCCATCGCCACACAGGCTTGACCGCACAATCCCGAGCCTTCCGGCTGCAGAACGATCTTCATGGCCGGGCTCCTAGTTGTTTACGACCTTCAAGGTCTTCTTCTCGACGGGTGGGCTCTTGGCGATCGGAGTCGGCGGAGTCTTCACGTAGCCTGCCACCGATCCTTCCAAAGCCGTTTGGTATTGATCCTGCTGCGCCTGGGACATCGCGGTCAACTGCTTCTGAATTGACGGAGCCTTCTCGATTTCAGCAGTAATAGTCGTCAACATCTCCGGATTTGCATCCGGCAAGAACTCGGCCGCGGCTTGCTTGTAAACTTCTTTCGTGAAGGTCTCGCTCGGGATCGCCAGGCTGAGCACGGCTTCGGTCTTCTGGATCTGTTCCAGGGTTGCAGTCTTGCCGAACTTCATTCCGCGCACGTGGGCGCGCACATTGTCGTCCCCGCGCGCGGCCGCAACAAGATCCAAAATCCGCTGCGTTGCTGCAACGATGACGTCACCAAACTCATTCATTACGTCCTGCGCGGGCATCATGTCCATCTCTTTCGAAGTGCCCGACGTGCCATCCGCTGTAGCGTTGGCGGTGCGGCCTTGATAAATCAGGTACAT